TTTAATTTAGAATATCAACGTGTTTTAATATGTTTAGAATCTAAATCTATAGGAGATACTATAGCATGGGCCCCCTATGCTGTAGAATTTGCTAAAAAACATAACTGTAAAGTTATTCTAGCTACCTTTTATAATGATTGGTTTAAAGATTTAGAACCATATAAAGACATAGAATTAATACCCCCAGGTGAAAGTACTATTTGCTCTACAGTTTATCGTATAGGGTGGCACCGAGATAAAAACGGGGGGTGGGAATCATTCGATAAATACCCTAATCAAATTAACACTGTACCTTTACAACAAACTGCTACAGATATACTAGGATTAGAATATAAAGAACTTAATTATGGGGTTAATTTCAAAAAGAAAAAACGCCCTATAAAAGAAAAATATATTGTAATAGGCCCCCAAGCTACCTCAGGATGTAAACAATGGCCTGTTGGGTATTGGATTACTTTAACTAATTTATTAACTCAGCATGGTTATGTAGTAGTTAATATAGTAAAAGATAAATTAGAAATTCCAAAAGCACTTAATATTTGGGATCAATCATTTGAAGATGTATCTAATTACTTATTACATGCTGATTTATTTATAGGATTAGGTTCTGGTTTATCATGGTTTAACTGGGCATTAGGAAAACATACAATTATGATTAATGGGTTTGTAGAAAAAAATCATGAATTTCAAAGCAAAGTTACTCGTATTATGAATGAAAGTTCTTGTTCCCCATGTTGGACTAATCCAAATTTTGTATTTGATGCTGGTGATTGGGGGTGGTGTCCAATTTATAAAGGAACTGATAAACAGTTTATTTGTCAAAAATCAATTACTCCAATGCAAGTATTTACAAAAGCAAAACAACTATTAACTAGTAAAAAATAATTTAATATTTATCATTATGGAAAAAGTGTTTTTAACAAAAGAAGAGGTTGAAAAATTAAAAACTCTACAGTCACAAGAAGTTAATTTAATTAACCAACTAGGACAATTAGAATATCAAATACAAACTCTTATGTTGCAAAAGGATAACTTAAAACAACAAATTTCTACTCTCCAAAAAGAAAGTAGTGCTATAGGAAAGCAATTACAAGACAAATACGGAGAAGGAACTATTGATGTATCCTCAGGAGAATTTACAAAATCCAGTTGATTTTTGAGTCTCTCTTGAATATTTATAATAAAATAATAACCCCATTACAATGGCAGAAACATTAGTATCACCTGGTGTATTAACAAGAGAGAATGACCAGTCATTTATCACACAACAACCTGTAGTAGTAGGTGCAGCAATCGTAGGCCCTACAGTAAAGGGTCCAGTTGAAACCCCAGCAATCGTAACATCTTATTCTGATTACCAGAATCGTTTTGGTACTACTTTTGAAAGTGGTAGCCAAACTTACACTTTTATGACCTCAGTAGCAGCTTATAACTACTTTAATAATGGTGGTCAATCATTATTAGTAACAAGAGTTGTTTCTGGATCATTAACTAATTGGGATTTTGCAATTTCAGCAGTACCTTCTTTAACTATAGGAACTAATTCATTTACTTTAGAAGCAATTGACAAAGGTGTTATTTGGAATAACGCAGGAACAGTAACCTCAGGATCATTAGATAATGGTACTATTGATAACGTTAGATGGCAAGTTGCTACTAGCAATACATCATCAGGAACATTCTCATTAGTAATTAGAAGAGGTGATGATAGTAATACAAACCCAATTATTTTAGAAAGCTATAACAATTTATCATTAGATCCAAACCAAGATAACTATATAGCTAGAGTAATTGGTGATACTTACTTTAATTATAATTCAACTGAAAACTACTTAGAAATCTCAGGTTCATTCCCTAACAGATCTAGATACGTAAGAATTAGTAATGTAAATACTCCTACTCCTAATTACTTTAACAATGCTGGTATAGCTAAATCAGAGTTTACAGGATCAATCCCAGCTCCTGGATCAGGTTCAGCTAATGGTTCATTTGCTGGAGGTGCTGGTAGTATTATTCCAAGCGGTAGAGTAATGAATTTATACCAATACATTAACGCTACAGATTCACAAGGTTTAGTAGGAGCTGATTACAATAATATGTTAAATCTTTTATCTAATCAAGATGACTATAGATTTAATGTATTATTAACCCCAGGTATTACAAATGCTACTCATGCTTCACAAACAACTACAGCAATTAATAATACTCAAGGTAGAGGCGATAGCATCTATGTATTAGATCCAGTAGCATACGGTTCAGGGATAGCAGATGCTACTCAAGAATCAAACTCAAGAAACACCTCATACGCAGCTATGTACTGGCCTTGGTTACAAACAGTTGACCCGGATTCAGGTCAAAACGTTTGGGTACCAGCGTCAACAATGATTGGGGGAGTTTACGCATATAACGACAGTGTAAGCGAGCCATGGTTTGCTCCAGCGGGTATCAACAGAGGAGGTTTAACTAACGTAATCCGCCCAGAAAGAAAATTATCTCAATCTAACAGAGATTCCTTATATGAGTCTAATGTTAACCCAATTGCTTCATTCCCAGGTGTTGGTACTGTAGTATATGGTCAAAAGACATTACAAAAACAAGCATCTGCTCTTGATAGAGTAAATGTTCGTAGATTATTAATTGCTCTTAAGTCTTACATTGGTCAAGTTGCTCAAACATTAGTATTTGAACAAAACACAGCAGCTACAAGAAACAACTTCTTAGCAGCAGTAAATCCATACTTAGAGTCTGTACAACAGAGACAAGGTTTATATGCGTTTAAAGTTGTAATGGATAGCTCAAATAATACTCCTGACGTAATTGATAGAAACCAGATGGTAGGTGCTATTTATTTACAACCAACTAAGACTGCAGAATTCATCATCCTCGACTTCAACGTATTACCAACAGGAGCAACATTCCCAGGTTAATAGAAACTGAAAGAATGAATATTTATAATAGAATAAATTAAATAACAATGGCAGTATTAGATCCAAACGAAATATTTTTCACAGCCTTCGAACCAAAACAGGCTAATAGATTTATCATGTATATTGATGGATTCCCAGCCTACACAGTTAGAGGTGTTGGAGGTGTGAATTTAGCTCAAGGCACTGTAACTCTTAATCACATTAACGTTCAACGTTTTGTAAAAGGTAAAACAACTTGGGGACCAATTTCATTTACATTATTTGATCCCATCACACCTTCAGGTGCTCAGGCAGTAATGGAATGGGTACGTTTACACCACGAATCAGTAACTGGTCGTGATGGTTATAGCGATTTCTATAAAAAAGACTTAACATTTAACGTATTGGGTCCAGTAGGTGATATCGTTTCAGAATGGATTATCAAAGGAGCTTTAATCACTTCAGCAAACTTTGGTGATTATGATTGGGATACTGCAGACACTGCTGTTACCATTACAATGGAAGTTCAACCTGATTACTGTATCTTGAACTTCTAATAAAAAAAACAAATATTTTTGTAAAGAGAGCTTGGATTCGTTCAAGCTCTTTTTTATATTCATATTTATACTAGACAAACGTTATAAATAAAATATATGAGTTTTACCTTACCAACTGAAACAATCGAATTACCTTCAAAAGGTTTAGTTTATCCTGAAGGACACCCCTTATCTAACGGTACTATTGAAATTAAATACATGACAGCTAAGGAAGAAGATATCCTTACAAATACTAATTATATTAGTGATGGAACAGTATTAGATAAACTTATTAAATCTATTATAGTTACTAAAGTAAATTTTGATGATATCTTAATTGGTGATAAAAACGCTATTATGATTGCCGCTCGTATTTTAGGATATGGATCTGAATATAAATTTACATACAATGGTAAAGAAGAAGTAATTGATCTTTCTACTTTAGAAAATAAACCATTAGATGAATCTATCTATCAAAGAGGTAAAACAGAATTTGAATTTACCCTCCCATCTTCAGGAAATAATATTACTTTTAAATTGTTAACTCATGGTGACGAAAGAAAAATCGACCAAGAAGTAAAAGGTTTTAAAAAAATTAATAAAGATGCTTCTCCTGAACTTACTACTCGTTTAAAATATTTAATTACATCTATTAACGGTGATAGAGATATTAAAACTATTAGGGAATTTGTTGATACCGCGTTTTTAGCGCGAGATGCTCGAGCATTTAGAGAGTATCTCAACCAAATCCAACCAGATGTAGATCTGACTTTTTTTCCCTCAACTAGAACAGAACCAGCCAATCTCCCAATTGGGATTAGCTTTTTTTGGCCTGACGCCAAATTTAGCTAAAGAATATAGAGCTAAATTTTTAACTCAAATTCACGAAATTTGTTTTTATGGTCAAGGTGGATATTCTTGGCCCGTAGTTTATGAAATGCCTTTATGGTTAAGGAGATTTACTTACCATAAAATTAAAGAGCACTACGATAACCAAAATAAAGAAATGGAAAAAGCTAAAGGGAAAAATTCAAAAATGAAAGAAGTTATAGGAAAAGATGGACTAGTAAAATCCCCAGAATTCCTTAAAAAAACCAGCTATAAATAATATTTATTATATATAGCATTCCTCATGGCAGATAAAGATCCAAAAAAGGCAATAAACGATACGTCAAAAGCCGTAGACAACTTAAAAGACGAATTAGCGGCAATATATGACGCCGTAACTTCTATTGTTGATAAATTAGTAGATGGTTTCCAAGAAGCCGCTGAAGAAATCAATGGAGCATCTTCAGCTGCCGAAACTATGTCTAAGACATTCCAAAAAGGGTTAGTAGCTGATTTAAAAAATGCTGTAAAAAATGCTAAAGATTTAGCTGGTATGGAAGCTCAAGCATCAAAAGGAGCTTTAAAACGCAGCGAAATTGAAAGAAAAAGAAAACACATTGAGGAAGAAAAAGCCAAACTGCTTATGCAGCAAAAAGTTATGGCTGAACGATATGGTATGCAACAAGACGAAAATCTTGATGCTGCTATCCAAGAATATGAAGCTCAATTAAAATCTTTAGATGCTATTCAAACCCTGAATGACGAAATGGTCATTCAAGAAGGTTTAACTAATGCTTTATTAAAGAATGCTGAAGAATATTTAGTTAAATTAGATAAATCTGGAATAGCTGCCGCTCTTCTTAATGATGAAGTTAGCGGAATGTCCAAATTAATGGTAGCCAGTGAAGCAGCTATATTAGCTGTGGCTAAAGGTGCTTTAGATGCTAGTAATAATATTAATGATATCCAAAAAGCTACGGGTATTAGTTATTCTAATGCATTAAAACTACAAGTTACATTTGCAGCAATAGCTGTTAATACTAGTAAAGCTTATGTAAATTCTGTAGAATTAAATAAAAGTTTTGCTGCTTTAACAGAATCAACAGGTCTTTTATTAGATTATAGTGGGGATACACTAGTCACTATGACTGGTTTAACTAAACAAATGGGTCTTAGCGCTGAAGCAGGTGCCCAATTAAGTCTATTAGCCAGTATGCAAAGTAGTGATACTGAATCTGTTTTAGATAATGTTGATGCTACTGTTAATGCTGTAAATAAACAAAATAAAACAGCAATTAGCCTTAAACAAATTTATGGTGATATTTCATCTGCATCCAAAGCGATTGTAGTATCATTAGGAATGTCTCCTGAACTTTTAGCTGAAGCTGCTACTCAAGCTAGAGCATTAGGAACAAATTTAGCAGGAGTTGATGCTATTGCTGAATCATTATTAAACTTCGAACAATCTATTGAGGCTGAACTCTCAGCTGAATTATTAACAGGTAAACAAATTAATCTTGAAAAAGCAAGACAATTAGCTTTAGATAATGATTTAGCAGGTCTTGCCGAAGAAATTAAAGATAATACTGCTCTTACTGAATCTTTTGCTAGTGGTAATAG